ACAAATGGTACTTGTAATTACAAAAGAAGAATTATTAAAAGCATGGATATTTTATAAAAATTTTAAATATGATACCAGAAATATTTGATATTGAAAATGGACAAGTGGTTATAAATCATAATTGTCTCTCTATTCCAGAGTTAAAAGCAATAAATGAAAAATATAAAAATCCTATACCTGCATTTAACTTTTTACATTTTTTAAATTCTCCAAAAGGACCTTATTGTAATGTTCCTGAAGAAGATAAAGAAGAAGTATTATTAACAGATTTTCCTGGAGAATATACACTAGAAGATTCTGAAATGATAAAAGCTATAGAAAAACTTGAAACTTTTCTAATGACTCCTAGTTATAGGTATTATCTTGATAATAAATTTTTATTAGAAAAACTTGGTAGATTTGCCAGAATAACACCTATTACTTCAGGAAAAGATGGTAATCTTACAGCTCTTAATGCTCAAGCAAGATCTACAGGTAAAACTCTAACAGAATTTAAACTAATGGAAAAAGAAATTAGTAAAGAAATTGATGAAATGAAAGCTAAAGTAAGAGGACAAAAAAGAAAAGCTTATGACCAATAATTATGATAGAAGAATCTAATTTTATAGAAATAAATACTTGGGAAAATGATATTTGGACCATAACTGAATTTAAAACCAGACAAGATTTTATTAACTTCCTACTACCTTTATTTAAGGAACCAGGTAAGTATATGTTTGATGATACTACTTATGTATTCAATGAACAATCTAGAAAATTTAGTAATGATAAATTTTATTGTTCTGCTGTAGAAGGATCTTTAGATTATAGAAAATATTGGGATGATCAAAAACATAAATGTAAATATGGTGCTATATTTAAAAATAATGGTAAAACTTGGTACCTTCCCCGTGAATACTACATGTGGATTAATTTTCTTAAAGTTAATGATAAAGTAAAAAAGAAATTTGATTTTCCTCAAGTATGGGATACTCAATATCACTTAGCTTTATATGAACTACTTGCTGAGTTACATTATAAACACGTTGCTGTTCTTAAGAAAAGACAAATTGCATCCAGTTATTATCATTGTGCAAAACTAATTAATCTTCTTTGGTTTGAAGAAACTCCTATTCTTAAAATAGGATCTTCTCTTAAAGATAAAATTAATGAAAAAGGTTCATGGAAATTTATAGATGAATATAAGTCTTTTTTAGATATTAACACAGCATGGTATCGTCCTATGAATCCAGGAAAAATCATGATGTGGCAACAACAGATTTCTGAAGAAATAGATGGTAGACCTTCTATGGTTGGAGGTAAAGGTACCTTACAAGGTGTTACTTTTGATAAAGATCCTTCTGCAGGAGTAGGTGGTGCTATAACTATTTTCTTTTATGAAGAAGCTGGTATTGCTCCTACTATGGATATAACATTAGAGTTTTTATTACCTGCTATGCAAATGGGTCAAATAACTACAGGTTTATTTATAGCAGCAGGATCTGTTGGAGAATTAGATAAATGTAAACCTTTAGAAAGATTAGTTCTATATCCTGAAGTAAACAGTATATATGCTGTAGAAACTAATTTAATTGATGATAAAGGAACTATAGGAATGTCAGGATTATTTATTCCTGAACAATGGTCAATGCCTCCATATATTGATGATTTTGGTAATTCTCTTGTAGAAGAAGCTTTGGCTGCATTAAATGATCAATTTATTAAATGGAAGAAAGATCTTACCCCAGAACAATATCAATATAGAATATCTCAAAGACCAAGAAATATAAAAGAAGCATTTGCTTTTAGAACAGTTTCTAAATTTCCTACTAATTTACTTGCTGCTCAGAGAAGAAGAATAGAGGAAAAAGAATATTCTTATAAATTTGTTAATGTTGAAAGAAATGCTTTAGGAGTAGCAGAATTTAAAAATACTAATAAACTTCCTATATCTGAATGGCCAATATCTCCTAAAACAGAAGATAAAACAGGTTCTATTGTTATATGGGAAGAACCAGATATAAAAGCTAAATGGGGAACTTATTATGCATCTGTAGATCCAGTTAGTGAAGGTAAAAGTACTACAAGTGAATCATTATGTTCTATTTATATTTATAAAAGACCTATTGAAGTAAGTAAAATTAGCAAACAAGGTATAGTAGAAAACTATATTGAAAGAGATAAAATAGTAGCTGCATGGTGTGGTAGATTTGATGATATTACTAAAACCCATGAAAGACTATCTATGATAATAGAATTATATAGTGCATGGACTATAGTTGAAAATAACATATCTTTGTTTATTGTTCACATGATAAATATGAACAGACAAAAATATTTAGTTCCTAAAGATCAAATTGTATTTTTAAAAGATATAGGTTCTAATCAAAATGTATATCAAGCATATGGTTGGAAAAATACAGGAGATTTATTTAGAAAACATCTTTTAAGTTATTTAATAGAATTTCTTAAAGAAGAAATTGATATAAAAACTGAAGAAGACGGTACAATTATAAAAATTACTTATGGTATAGAAAGAATTCTAGATCCTATGGCAATTGTTGAAATGGAAGGTTATGGGGATGGTCTTAAAGTCAATGTGGATAGATTAGTAGCTTTAGCAGCATTAATTGCTTTTGCAAAAGTACAAGAAGCTAATAGAGGTCATTTAAAAAGAATTGAAGATAATACTGATATAAATTTGCAAAAATCAAATAATTTGTATAAATTTAGTAGTAGTCCTTTCAAAAATCTTGGAATGAAAAATAATAATAATAATAGACCATCTAGATCTGGTTTTAAAAATTTAAAATAAATGGAAGTATTATCTGCAATGGATCTTATAAAAGGTAAAAAAAGTTCTCCTAATCGTATGGGGAATATTACCCAACCTATTCAATTTTTACCTAGAGAAGAAAAAAATGAAGATTGGTCAGCAGGATGCATGGATTGGTTAGAATGGCAAGGTCTTAAACAACTACGTAGAAATGCACGTAGACTAATGAAAAATTATAAATTATCTAAAGGTATTATTGATAAATCTGACTATATTGTAGAAGAAGATAATGAAATGAGAGATCTTGTTGAAACATTAGCTCAAGAAGATTCTTCAGCCATGGATCTTAAATTTTATCCTATTATTCCTAATGTAATAAATGTTCTTGTTGCTGAATTTGCTAAACGTAATAGTAAAGTTACTTTTAGAGGAGTAGATGAATATTCATATAATGAACTATTAGAACAAAAAAATGAACAAGTAAATCAAGTATTATTAGCTCAAGCTGAACAAAAGTTAAAAGCTAAATTAATGGAAGCTGGTATGGATCCTAATGATCCTCAAATGCAAGAACAGTTATCTCCAGAAAATTTAAAATCTTTACCTGAAATACAAAATTTCTTTAATAAAAATTACCGTAGTGCATCAGAACAATGGGCTTCTCATCAACATGAGGTTGATACTGATAGATTTGGAATGGATGAATTAGAAGAACGTGGGTTCAGAGATTCTTTAGTTGCTGATAGGGAATTTTGGCATTTTTTAATGGGAGAAGATGACTATAATATTGAATTATGGAATCCTGTTTTAACTTTTTATCATAAATCACCTGAAGTAAGATATATTTCTCAAGGAAACTGGGTAGGTAAAATTGAGATGATGACAGTAGCTGATGTTATAGATAAGTATGGTTATATAATGACTAAAGAACAATTAGAATCATTAGAAGCAATTTACCCTGTAAGATCTGCTGGCTATCCTTTACAAGGATATCAAAACGATGGATCTTATTATGATGCTACTAAATCTCATGATTGGAATACTAATATGCCATCATTGGCTATGAGACAATTTAGTTCAATGTGGGAAAACGGCAGTTATGGAGGAGATATAGTAAATTGGATTAATGGTCAATCTGAAGATTATACTGATTTTGAAACAGCTTTCTTATTACGTACTACTACAGCTTATTGGAAAAGCCAACGTAAATTTGGTCATTTAACTAAAATAAATGAAGCAGGTATAGTAACAACTGATATAATTGATGAATCTTATATAGTTACAGATAAACCATTATATAATAATACATTATTTAAAAACAAAACTAAAGATACCTTAATTTTTGGAGAACACATTGATTGGATTTGGCTTAATGAAGTTATGGGTGGGGTAAAAATTGGACCTAATGTTCCTAGTTATTGGGGTATGAATAATCCAGGAGGTATTACTCCAATGTATTTAGGTATTCAACAAAATAAAATTGGTAGATTAAAATTTCAATTTAAAGGTGATGATTCTTTATATGGTTGTAAGTTACCAGTAGAAGGAGCTGTATTTTCTGATAGAAATACAAAATCTACATCTACAGTAGATTTAATGAAAGCTTATCAAATAGGATATAATATGGTAAATAATCAAATTGCTGATATTTTAGTAGATGAAATAGGTACTGTAATTGCTTTTGATCATAATGCATTACCACAACATTCAATGAATGAAGATTGGGGTAAAAATAATTTAGCTAAAGCATATGTAGCAATGAAAAATTTTCAAATGTTACCTTTAGATACATCAATAGCTAATACTGAAAATGCATTAAATATGCAGCATTTTCAAGTAATGAATTTAGAACAAACAAATAGAATGCTATCTAGAATACAATTAGCAAACTATTTTAAGCAACAAGCTTTTGAAATTGTAGGTATTACACCTCAACGTTTAGGACAACAAATTGGACAAACTGATACTGCTACTGGAATTGAACAAGCTGTGTCAGGTTCTTATGCTCAAACAGAAATGTTATTTATTCAACATTCTGATTATTTAATGCCAAGAGTACATCAGATGAGAACAGATTTAGCTCAATATTATCAGTCAACTAAACCATCATTAAGATTACAATATATGACATCTACTGATGAAAGAGTTAACTTTGAAATTAATGGTACAAATTTATTATTACGTGATATTAATGTTTATTGTACTACTAAAGCTAATCATAGATCTATTATAGAACAAATGAAAAATTTAGCTATTAATAATAATACAGCTGGAGCATCAATTTATGATTTAGGAAGCATTATGCAATCTAGTACAATGGGAGAATTAACTACTGTATTAAAAGCTACAGAAAAGAAAGCAAATGATATAAGACAAGAAGAAGCAGCTAATAATCAACAAATGCAACAAGCTCAAATTGAAGCTGGGTTAAAAGATAAACAAATGCAACTTGACCATGAGTCATTGGAAAAAGAAAAAGACAGAAGACGTGATATACTTGTTGCTGAAATTAAGGCAGCAGGGTTTGGAGCTATGCAGGATATTAATGCAAATTTTCAGTCAGATTATTTAGATGCATTATCTCAAATACAATCTTCTGACCAATTTCAAGAAGTAATGTCATTAGATAGAACTAAAGAAAACAATAAGATAATTAATAATAGCCAAAAGATAGCTATAGATAAAGAAAAACTATCTGCTCAGATACAAATGAAACAAATGGATGTTCAAATTGCTAAAGAAAATCAAACTAAAAGTGAACTTCAAGCTAAGAAAAAATTAGGTAAAAAGAAATAATGAAAACTGGTTGTATATATTGTTTACTTGATCCTAGAACTAATCTTGTTAGATATGTTGGACAAACAATTGTTAATCCCATTGATAGATATAATCATCATATTTATCAATGGAAAAGAAGTATTGTCAAAATAACCCATATTAATTCTTGGATTAAAAATTTAGATAGTCAAAATTTAAAACCTATTTTAGAAATAATTGAGGATAATATCAATGAAGATATTTTAGATTTAAGAGAAATTAGTTATATACAATTATTCAAATCAGTTGGGGCTAATTTATGTAATCATAATGAAGGTGGTCAGGGTAATAGGGGATTTAAACATTCTATAGAATCTAAATTAAAAAGATTAGAAACACTTAAAACATCTACTTTATGGAAAGAAAAACATATAAGACATTCTAAAATTATGAAACAAAAACATAAAGAAGGAATAACTAAATTAGGTTATAGTCATTTACCTAAAGAAGATAGAATAAAAATTGGTAAAAATCATTCTATAAAAATGAAAGAAATACATTTAAAAAATCCACATATTATCAATAATGCAATATTATCTAGAGAAATTAAAGTAGTATCTCTTGATAAAAACAATCAAATTGATAAAATATTTGATTCTGTTAGTAAAGCAGGAAGATATTATAATATTGATCCCACTCATGTAACTAGAATTTGTAAAGGAAAAAGTAAAAGCGGAATAACACATGGTATAAAATTTATATATTTTACTAATATATCGTAAAATAATAAATTAATTAATAAGTCTAAAATATAGTTTTAGCTATATACTGCAAAAAATTATTATTTTTATTTACTAATAAGTAAATTTTTAAAGTTTAATTACATATTTTTGTTTATATTATAAATGTCAGTCAGTTATTATTAACCAACAATAAAAGACAAATGAGTACAGAAAAAGTAAAAGATACTACTTCTATAAAAGAGGTAGAAATGGACCTAGGAGATCTTAATAGTTTCTTAGCAATACCAGGAGCAGAAAGTGTATTAGTACCTGCTGATCCAAAAGATACTGTATTTACACAGAAAACTGTAGATACTTCGTTCCTTGACAATCCTCCAGAGGATGATGAAAAAGATAAAGTTGATGAAACTGGTAAAGTTATTCCTTTAACAAATGCAGCTTCTACTACAGCTCTTGATTCAATTGTAAATACAATTGATGAAGATGATGCAGATGATGATAAAAAAGGTGTAGGACGTTCTAAAATTGATAAAAGTGGTTTAGTTGAATTAGCTAAAAAATTAATTGAAGAAGGAGTTATCTTTGGATTTGAAGATGATAAACCACTTGATAAATATACTCAAGCTGATTTTGAAGAATTACTTAAAACTAATTTTACAGAAAAAGAAAAAAAAGTTAAAGAAACTATTCCAATGGAATTTTTTGATTCTTTATCACCAGAATTACAATTTATAGCAAAATATGAAGCTGATGGTGGTAAAGACATGAAAGGAATGTTTAGAGCACTAGCTGAAGTAGAAGAAACTAGAGCATTAGATCCTAAAAATGAAAGAGATCAAGAAAAAATTATCATTGATTATTTAACTGCAACAAAATTTGGTACTAGGGAAGATATTGAAGAGGAAGTAGATGGTTGGAGAGATAATGAACAATTAGAAGCTAAAGCTTTAAAGTTCAAACCAAAATTAGATGCAATGCATGAAGAAGTTGTAGAACAAAAATTAGCTTTACAAGCACATACATTAAAACAACAACAAAATCAGGCTCGTAATTACATGGATAATGTATATAAAGTTTTAGAACCTGCAGAAATAAATGGGATGACACTTGATAAACGTACACAAAGTATGTTATATGCTGGATTAGTTCAACCAAACTATCCTTCAATATCTGGTAAAAATACTAATTTATTAGGTCATTTATTAGAAAAGTATCAATTTATTGAACCAAATCATGGTCTTATTGCTGAAGCATTATGGTTATTAGCAGATCCTGAAGGATATAAAACAAAAGTTAAAGAAATTGCTGTTAAAGATACAATAACAAAAACAGTAAGAACTCTTAAAAGTGAAGAAGCTAAAAAAGTAAGTTCTGTTACTACTGATGATTCAGTAGATGATACTAGAAAAACAACAGCTACTAAAATTAAGAGACAAGAACAAAGTTTTTTTAAAAGATAAATGACTAACTATTTATATAGACATATAAGACTTGATACTAATGAAGTATTTTACATAGGAATAGGTAAAACAAATAGTAAAAGAGCATGATCTTTAAAAAGAAGAACTAATTGTTGGAATGATGTAATTACTAAAAATAATGGTAAATATAAAGTTGATATAATATTAGATAATTTAAATGATGTTGAATCTAATAAAAAAGAGATTGAATTTATAAAATTATATGGTAGAAGTATTAATAATGAAGGAACTTTAGTAAATATTCAAGAAGGCGGAAAATATCATTCAGATTATATAATGTCTAATGAAGAAAAAGAAAGATTAAGAGTTCAAATGCAAGGTAATACTTTTGCATCAAGAAAATGGACTAAAGAAGAAAAATTAAAAATGTCCTTACAAAGACAAGGAGTACAAAATAATAAAGGTAAAAAGTTTTCTCAAGAATGGATTGAAAATATGAGAAAAACAAGATTTGATAATCTTTCAAATTCAGGTAAAATTTGGATTACAGATGGTGTTAAAAGAACTTTTATATTAAAAGATTCTATAATACCAGAAGGATGGAAACCAGGTAGAGGAAATTATAGAAATGAAACACAAACAATTAATTAATAATCAATAACTTAAAACAATAAAATTATGGCAACTCCGGTGCTCAATAATGGTATTTTCCTACGTGACACGAACTACAATGCTAGTTCCCATGTTGACTCTTACCACATTACAAACATGTTAAAGAATGCAGAACCTATGGATCTTGGTCCAGTAGACATTTGGGCTATGGCTCTTAAAGTAGAAATGCCTCTTTATCAATTATCATCTTTTGGTGGTAAAAACATTATTAATGTAAATAATGCTCGTGGTGAGTATAAATGGCAGACTCCTGTTTCTCAGGAACTTCCTTACATTCTTGAGGATATTGAACCAGGTAATACTACAAAAGGTATTGATGGAACAAATTTCAAAATTAAAATAAGCCGTAGAGAATTTGGTCATGGTGATATTATTACTTATGATAAATACAATGGTTGTGAAATGTATATAGTTCCTGATGAGGATATCCTACCAATGGGAGATGCTTTTATCTACACTGTTCAATTGGTAAACAATGATAATTATAAATTCTTGGATAACAAGTATTTAGCTAATGGTACAAAAATATTCCGTAAAGGTTCTGCTCGTGGTGAATTTGGAGAACGTTTCTCTGATATCCAAACAAAAGCAGGTTTCCGTGAATTTTACAACTTTGTAGGAGGATCTGAAGCACACGTACACTATTCCGTATCTTCTCGTGCTGATCTTATGATCAAAGGAGGTTTAAATGCAGATGGTACAGTTCCTGTAACTGAAATCTGGAGAAACTTTGATAAAAACATGGATCCTTCTATTACTAAAATAGAATCAATGGTTTCTATGATGGGTAAAGATTATGTAAAAAAAGCTGTTGCTAATGGTTCTTTGACACGTACTTTTCTTACTACAATGGAATCTGCTCACTTAACCAAGATTGCAACTGATATTGAAACTTACTTAATGTGGGGTCATGGTGGACGTGTTAAACAAGATGGTCCAGATGATATTAGAATGTCAGTAGGTTTATGGAAACAATTGGATAATTCATTCAAACGTGTTTACAACAAATCAAACATCTCATTAGAATTGTTCCGTGGTGAATTGTATAACTTTTATGCAGGACGTGTTGAATTTCAAGGTCCAGATCCTAAACGTACTTTAATTGTACAAACAGGTATGGGTGGAATGAGAATTGTAAATGAGGCTATCAAACGTGAAGCAGTAGGTTCTGGATTAGTAATACAAGGTTCAAACAATGCAGGTATTGGAGCAATCTCTGGTACAAATGCAATGAACTTGAATTTTGGATTTGCTTTTACAAGCTATGTTATTCCTTTCTTAGCAAACGTACAGTTTGTATTAAATCCAGCATTTGATAACTTACATACAAATGATATTGAAAACCCAATCATTGATGGTCATCCACTTAGCTCTTACAGCTTTGTTATTTTTGACATCACTGATACCGGTAATGATAACATTTACATGTTAAAATTATCTTGGGATCAACAATTAAAATGGTGGTATCAAAATGGTACAATGGATTATATGGGACGTACTCAAGGCTTCCAGTCTTCAGGTCAGTTCAATGGATACCGTGTATACATGAGTCAGACAATGCCAGCTATCTGGGTTAAAGACCCAACCAAAGTGTTGAAAATTGTAATGCGCAATCCTATTACTGGTGGAAGCTTTTAATTAACAAATTATTAGGATTTCACAAAATAAGAAGAAGGAGAGAATTAATACTCTCCTTCTTTTAATAAGTTACCTACTAACATTAGGCCCCGTAAGGCAGAGTTTGTAACTCTATGGTAACTCTAAATTAAATAATTACTAACAATTAAAACTTAAATAAAATGGCTATAGTTTGTCCTTTATGTCCACAAGATGCTTGTTGTCACTTCAAGCCTTTATCTCCAGATCCTTATATTATTAAAGATACTGATCAAGCTGTTGCTAAATTTGGTCATCTTAATCACTTAGTAAATAGTATATGTTGTATTTCTAATGATTTAGTTGCTTTAACAAGTAGTATTTTAACAGGTTCAGCAACTTTAAATTTTCCTCTTACATTATCTCAAACATCTTCTGAATTAACTATTTCTGTTGTTGGTGCTATAGTAGGAAGTCCTGTTGTTGTAGGTATACCTACACTACCTAATATTAATACAGCATACACAGGATATGTAAGTGCTCTAGGAATAGTTACTATTAGATTTAATAATTATTCATTGTTGTCTGTTAATCCTGCAAGTGGTATTTTTACAGTAAAAGTATTTTTATAAAAAAAATATAATAATAAATTATCTTTAGTAATATAATTTATTACTATATTTGTTTCAAATTAAACCAACTAACAAAATTAAAAATGGCTGATAAACCAACATCAACACCAAAATTAACAATGGTAGAATTACCAACTCTGTCTAGTAAGACTGGAGCTATTACCATTAAACCATACTTTGATCCAGAAATTCAAAATTTAGGATTAGAAAAATATGGGATGTGTCTTTTTCCAGGAGTATTTCAAGAAGAGCAATTAGCTTGTCTTGAACAAAATGGAATTAAAAGATACGTTACAGGATTAAATGAATTTGCACCTGATGTAAGAATGATTCAGGATAAAGAAGTAAAAGAAGCAAAGATTAAAGAAATAAGAACGGTAGTAGCACAACTAGAACAAGATTTAGCTGCTAATATTGTTGACCCAGAAGATCCTCAATTTTGGAATAAAATTAAAATGTGTAGTCCTACTAACGATGAGTTATGGAGCAGAATTACATTAAGATGTGGTAATG